TCTGGCCCCCACCGCTACCCCTGTCACGACGATCCTCCCGGTTCGTTGCGTTGGCGTGGCTGATGACACGGCTACCTCTGTGAGTGCTACGGGCTCTTCGTCTGGTACGACCATTACCCTGACGGGTACGGGTCTGCCTGCGGCGATCCCTGTGGGCACCAGCGTGGCCTACGTGGCAAGCAACGGCCAGATCATTGAGACCTCGTCCTTCGTGGCTACGGCGGCTTCGGCTGGCGCAACCTCGGTGACGCTCAATGCGGCAATCGCAGTGCCCGGTGGTGTGACCGCCATCCCGTCGTCCTCGACCATCGTTTTCACCCAGTACCCGGAAATTCTGGTCAAGGTGAACCTGCTGGTCCATGGATACTACAGCAGCGCCACGGCCTAATAAGGAGTCTGAATCATGGCAATTTCTCGTGCCCAACTACTGAAGGAACTCCTGCCGGGTTTGAACGCTCTGTTCGGCTTGGAGTACAAGACTTACGGCGAAGAGCACAAGGAGATCTACGAAACGGAGACCTCCGAGCGCTCGTTTGAAGAAGAGACGAAACTCTCTGGCTTCAGCGCCGCCCCGGTGAAGAACGAAGGCCAAGCCATCGCGTATGACAATGCGCAGGAAGCATGGACTGCCCGTTTCAACCACGAGACCATCGCTATGGGTTTCTCCATCACCGAAGAGGCGATGGAAGACAATCTGTACGACAGCCTCTCTGCCCGCTACACGAAGGGTCTGGCTCGCGCTATGGCCTACACGAAGCAGGTGAAGGCTGCGGCAATCCTGAACCAAGGCTTCAATGCCGCCGTGACCTACGGCGACGGACAAGCCCTGTTCTCGACCGCCCACCCGCTGGTCTCCGGTGGCACCAACAGCAACCGCCCGTCTACCGCTGCCGACCTGAACGAGACTTCCCTGGAAGCCGCCGTCATTCAGATCGCTGGTTGGACCGATGAGCGCGGTCTGCTGATCGCTGCCAAGCCTCGCAAGCTGGTCATCCCGCCGAACCTGATGTTCGTTGCTACTCGTCTGTTGGAAACCAGCCTGCGTGTTGGGACCACCGACAACGATATCAACGCACTGAAGAACAACGGAGCGATCCCCGAGGGCTACACCGTCAACCACTTCTTGACCGACACGAACGCATGGTTCCTGACCACCGACGTTCCGAACGGCTTGAAGCACTTTGTGCGCGTGCCTCTGGCAACTTCGATGGACGCCGACTTTGATACCGGCAACGCCCGTTACAAGGCGCGAGAGCGGTATTCGTTCGGGGTCTCGGACCCTCTCGGGGCCTATGGGTCCCCCGGTTCGTCCTAATTTAGGTACAAACCCCCTACAAAAGAGCCCTTCGGGGCTCTTTTTTTGACCTCTTGCGCTACAAAGCAAAGGAGACTACACTAACCCCATCGATCACTTCCTGGGCTTTGTATCATGGCTGTCATCTATCGCATCACCAACATGGCAAACGGCAAGTTCTACATCGGTAGCGCGGAAAGTTTTGCCCGCCGAGAGTGGCAACACAGGTACGATCTAAAACGCAACGCGCATAAGAATCCACATCTTCAAGCCTCTTGGAACAAGCATGGTGAAGAGATGTTTGTGTTTGAGGTTGTGGAGCAGATACCGGATGGGGAAGATCAGTTGTTTTGGGAAGATAGATGGTTGCGTGACTGCGTTGGCAAACCTGACTGTTACAACGTAAACACCTTAGCTACTGCTCCGCGTTTAGGAATTGTTTTGTCCGACAGTGCAAAACAAAATATTAGTCAAGGTAGAAGTGGAAAACACGCAGGAGAAGCACACTACCGTTACGGTCAAACAGTCAGTGATGAAGTTCGTCAAAAAATTGGAGACACACAGCGCGGCAAACCCAAAGGGTCTGGTCGCAAAGTATCAGAAGCAGGCCGCGCCAAGATCCGTGCAAACATTGAAGCAGGGCGCAGTCACATGCACTGGGTGGGCAAGACCCATACAGAAGAGTCCAAGCAGAAGATGCGCAAGAAGGTCTTGGAACAAACCTCAGGGCAGTTGTTTGACAGCCTGACCGCTGTGCTGGCGCACTACCAGATGACTATGCCCACGCTGCGGCGGGCTCTGCTTGCCGGTACTCCAATCACAAAGGGCAAGTTCACAGGGCTCATATTTGTTTATGCTTGACATCCACGCCCGCACGAGGTATAAACACCCCATTCCTAGCCCTTTACGCTTGCCGACCCGACTAGGCGGGGACTTCTCCTCAGAGACGGCAAGAGCAGATTTGAGGATGAATCATGGGATTTTCCACCTTCTCTGGGCCAATCCGCTCGGGCACCGTCCGCGAAGGCGCGGGTGAAAACACCGGTCTTGTCATGCTGACCCAGTCTTACGACACGGGCGTTGTAACTGCGGGTGTGGGCAACGTCGATGCCCAACTTGGCATCCTTCCTGCGGGCTCGCAGATCGTCAACATTCTGGTTGACCAAGTTGTGGTCCCTGGTGGGTCTTCGACCTCCACGATTTCGGTGGGCTCCACTTCTGGCGGCGCGGAACTGTCTGCTGCGGTCGTAACGACTGCTGGCGGTCGGTTCACGGGCACGGCCACTGCGGCTACTCAGTTGGCTTGGCAGACCTCTACCAGCGCTGACACCCCGGTGTTCGTGCGGTACGCGGTGGGTGTTGCTGCTGGTGTGGGGCGAGCCATCGTCACGGTGGTGTACGTTCAGCGGGCCAGCAACGGCGCTCAGCAGCCTGTCAGCGCCTAACAGCAACGGGCTTTTAGGAGCCCATCACTGAGGGAGGCACATGCGCCCAGTCGTTTACAGCATTACGGGCACTGGTACGTCGGGGGTGTTTCCCCCCGACCACTACGTCTCCCCGTTCAACATCGCGCTTGGCGTCACGGTCACGGGCACGGTGAACTACACGGTGCAGTACACCTTTGACGATGTGTTCGCCAAGGACTTCACGCCCGCTTCGGCCAACTGGGTGGATCACCCGTCCCTGACGGCGCAGACCGCGACCAAGGACTCCAACATCGCTTATCCCGTACGTGGCATTCGGTTGAGTGTCGCAAGCGGTACGGGCACGACTCGTCTGACCATTATCCAGGCAGGCGGCGGAGGGTTGTCATGATCTCTACTGACATCACGGGTGGTAGCGGTACTTCGCAACTGCTGGATTTGCTGACGCTTGTTTCAAACCCAGCGGTATACGAGGCAAAGGTCAAAGCGCTTCAAGCGTCAATTGCTGAAAACAAGGCGTATGTTGAAGCCGTAGCGCCGGTAAGTGAGATTGTTGCAATTCGCAAGCAAGTAGGCGAAGAGCGTGAGCAGTCTCGGCAAGAGATTGCAGAAGCGCGAGCCGAAGCCACAAAGATCAAGGCAGATGCCAAGGCCGCTGCCAAGGTGACAATGGACAAGGCCGACAAGGCGCTTGCTGACGCGCAGGAACAGGCTGCAAAGTTGATGGCAGAGGCACAGAAGGAACTGGCAGATGCCAAGTCGGCTACCGCTGCGCTGAAAGCTCAAACAGCCGCTGCGTCTGCTGCCGAGAAAGCGGCTCAGGCTCGGGCAAATGAGTTGGCAAAGATGCAGTCTGAAGCCAAGGCGGAATTTGATGCGGCTCAGGCCGAACGCGCCGCGCTTACTGCCAAGATTGAGGCGTTTGCCAAGGGGTTGTAAGTGACTGGCATCGTCGATTTTCGCACCGAACTTCTCGACGAGAACGGCGACCCGATCACTGCGCTTAACCCGTTGCCCACGACGGGCGGCGGTGGTGGAGGCGGTGGCGGTGTTCTTTCGGACACCGTTTTTGTTGACTCCACGGGGCAACTTTTTGTTTACCGAGACACCGGATCAGGTACGCCCAGTGCCTATGAGATACCGGCCTGGACCCTTTACACGCCGGTCGGGGCGGTTACAAGCGCATCAGCGGGAAATGCCGCCGCAAGCGCTACGGGTGCAGCAGTTCCGGGCTCTGCGGATTATGTGGGCTTCAACTCTGGTGGTAACCTTGTTGGAGTAAGCGCAACCACCCCACTGCCCACCTCCGATGTTACGGCGGAGGAAACTCGCCAAGACATGGTGCTGTTGCTGACCCGGATGCTGAACTACTTGAACGCCCCGATGGGGTATGACAAGAGTTTGCAGCGCCAGCGCGGCACGGTGGTTGTTGAATCTGGCACGGTCACCACGGTCACCACGGTCACCACGGTCACCACGGTAGGTACTGTCACAACCTTGAGCAACATCGACGGTTACAACGGGCGTATGCAGATCCTGGATCAAAACCGCGTAGCATGGGCGCAGTGCGTACGCGCAAGGATTACCTAAATGGCAAACACGTTCAAGAAGGTCATTGACACGCTAGTGTGGCGGCAAGTTCCGCCTATGCCCAACGCCCATGCGGCAGCGGCAGCGGTATGCAGTGATCTGCGTAACGACATCTCGCGCAACCCGTTTGTGTATCAGTTGGTGTCTGCGGCAATTTTGAATCGCTTCAACATCATCACAAAGGGTTCAGCGTTTGCGGTGAACCCCGGTCTTGGTGGTACGTTTGGTGCGGGTGCTGCATGTGCGTTCGTTCCATCGTTCGGTCTTGTGGGCACGATTGCTGCTGGTGCAACCACGACTTCTGTGACGCTGACAACCGCCCTGCCCACTGCGGTGGGCGTGAACATGCTTGCCAACCGGGGCGGCTCGGGTGAGTACGGCTACAAACTTCGAATCATCGACAACGGCGCAGGCGGATCAGGCAAGACTGCAGAGCGGTACATCACCGGCAACACGGCCAGCGCGACCCCCGTTATCACGGTGCTGTCGGCATTTGGCTTTACGCCTGTCAGCGGGTCACGCTACGAAATCGTGGCAGGCCGCGTGATGATGCTATCGGCAGGCACGTTGGCGGCGACAATTTTCCGTTCGTTTGAGGTGGCGACCAACACCCTAGCGTCACTCAGCAATACCAACCTTCCGGCAACCATCGGTACGGACTCAAGCCTGATGGTGCTGGATGAGCAGTATGTGCCGTTCAGCAACAGCCCCGGCGACGGAATGGTCAGAGGGGCGTATAACTACGACACAGGGATTGTTTCTCGTTACGCATTGACGGCCACTGCAACAGGCGCAAGTTCGTTGACTGGGCAGGCCACGCTGGGCGATGCGGTTGTGCTGGCAAACGAGTACCGCAACTTTCAAATTCGGATTGTCGAGGACACCACCAACGTGACGGCGGTGGGGCAGCGGCGCATCATTGCGTCACACACGGCGGGACCGAGCCCCGTGTACACGCTTGGAACTGCGTGGACGGTGACACCTTCCGCGACGGCAAAGTTCGTGATTGAACTCCCGAACCTCTGTCTGCTGCGCTCGTCCGCAACCACCACGGTTTACACCTACAACTACACCGACGCGACGATCAACAACGGCACCAACAGCATTGCCGCCAACGCCTGGAGCACAACGTACTTCGGTGTGGCTCCTGCTGCCAATGCTGCGGGCGGCATGTGGGCGCCGTCCTTTGGAATTGAACCGGATCAGAACAGGTACGGTCGGCAGTCGTTCTGCTACTTCTTTCGAGGCGGTGCGGCTACGTTGGATGTGTTAGACATCGCAGGCGGCACTACCGGCGCTTGGACTGGCGCAATTGTTTACGACGGCTCGCCCGGTGCGCTACCGGCTACAGGGTCAGGTGGGTGTTACAGCCCGTTCGACAACGAAGGGCGTATGTTCTACATGAACTTGTACGTCGCCTCGCAGATCAGCCAGATGTACCGATTTGACGTAGAGAATCGCGTATTGTCTGTGTTCACTCCGACAGACTTCTTGCAATCGGGTACTGCGGCATTGGGCAATCGCGTGGCGTGTTATTGCGCCATCGACGGCGCGGACACTTACGACACGGTGTTCTTGCAGTCGCATCTGTCCACAGTCGCACAAGAATGCGTGGTGCTGGTATGACGCTGGCCGAACTGATTCAGTTGGTGAGCTACAAGTTGGCGGCGCTGAACTCAGCGCGTGCGTCGGCTGTAGCGGTAGGCGATCTGAATCAGGTCGTGAGTCTTGATTCGCAGATCTCGCAGACGCAGATCACGCTGGATCAGTTGAGGTCGATCAATGGCTAAGACACCAGCATGGACCCGAAAGGAAGGCAAATCCGAGGCAGGAGGCTTGAATGCCAAAGGCCGTGCTTCTTACAACCGTGCCAACCCCGGCAAGCCTGGGCTGAAGGCCCCGCAACCAGAGGGCGGTCCACGGCGTGATTCCTTTTGTGCCCGGATGAAGGGCATGAAAGCAAAGCTCACCAGCGAGAAGACGGCCAAGGACCCGAATTCTCGGATCAATAAGTCACTTAGGGCATGGAAGTGCTGACATGGAATCCTTGGTCTGGAACACAATTCTCACGGTTCTTCTTGGCGTGGTGGCATATCTCATGATGTCAAAATTTGCTGAACTGGACAGGATCAGTATCCTGCTCAACAAGACCCGCGAAGAGATTGCGCGGGACCACATTACCCGTGCGGAGTTCCGGCAGGACATGGGCAAGTTGTTCGACAGGTTTGATTTGCTTGAGAAGAAGTTGGATGGTCTGCGCGACCGCAGGGCGCAGAGCAACTGATATGCCTGTCCAATCCGAGAAGCAGCGCAGGTTCATGTATGCGTCATTGGCTGGCAAGACGGATGTCCCGCCGAGCGTAGCCAAGAAATTTGTCGGGCCGAGTGCCCATAAAGCCGAAGGAGGCACCGTGAAAGAGTCCAAGGAAATGATGAAGAAGGAAGTGGCCTTTATGAAGAAGAAGGGCGCTCCGAAGTCCATGCTCAAGCATGAGATGAAGGAAGCCAAGGGCTACGCCCGTGGCGGCGGTGTGGAGTCCAAGGGTAAGACCAAGGGCAAGATGGTGAAGATGATGAAGGGGGGCTCCTGTGGCTAACTACCGCACTCCGTCTGCCAAGGAGGCAGAAAAACTGGATCGCGCCCGTGCCATGATGCAGCGCGGCATTGCTGGTGAACGTGATCCGATGGCGCGGGTAATGCCTACGATGGCAAAGTCCGCCCGTGACGATATGCGTGCGGCTAAGGCGATGCGCGAGTCTGTGTCTGAAGCAGCGCGTGAGGGCGAAGCGTACAACCAAGCGGGTTACGCCAAGGGCGGAAAGGTCCGTGGTGGTGGCTGCGAATCTCGTGGCAAGACCAAAGGCCGGTTTGTATGAGAAACAGCAGGGGCATGGGCGCTATCCGCCCGGAACTCAAGAAGCGCCGTGACAACACAGCCTTTTTGGAGAACGGCGTCCGTCGCCCCCGCCGTGACAACACAGACTTCCTTGAGTACGCCCAAGGTGGGGAGGTTGGTTTGTACGCCAACATCAACGCCAAGCGTAAACGGATTGCCGCAGGATCGGGTGAGAAAATGCGCAAGCCCGGTGCTCCCGGCGCTCCTACTGCCAAAGCGTTTAAGCAGTCCAAACTGACGGCGAAGTGATGAGCTACTACGTTTACGCCCACACCAAACCTGACGAGACGGTGTTCTACGTCGGTAAGGGTACGCGGGGGCGGGCGTGGTCAACAGATAACCGCAATAAACATTGGCAACATACGGTAGCAAAGTATGGTCACAAAGTTGTGCTGCTTGCAGATGGGCTGACACAAGAGCAAGCAATTGAAGAAGAGGCAGCAATCATTGCGCACTTCAAGCCTTTTGGCAGTCTTGTAAATATCTTAGACCGTGGAAACATTGCTCCGTCGTCACATCCAGATGTGGCGGCATCGATTGGCATGGCATTGCGTGGGATTAAGCGCAGTGAAGAAACAAAAGCCAAACTTCGTGCAATAGTACGTACTCAAGAGTGGCGGCAAAAGTGTAGCGAAGCAGCAAAGAAACGAGGACCTGTTTCAGAAGAAACGCGGTTAAAACTCTCAATTACTTCAACTGGTCGTTTACACACTGAAGAGGCGCGAAGAAAAATAAGTGAGTCTGCCAGCAAATGGCAAACTGGGCGCAAACTGTCTGATGAACATCGTGCAAATGTAGCCAAAAATAACCCGTGGAAAGGCAAAAAGCGTCCTGAGCACGCTGCCTTGATAAAATCTAAAGGTTTGATGGCGGGGCAAAAAAACCCGTTTTATGGACAAGGTGAGCGGCAAAAAGGCTCTTTGAATCACATGGCGGTTGCAATTATTGGTACTCATCAAAGTCACGGTGAGAGGCGCTGGGACACATTAAAAGCCGCAGCAGACGAGCTTGGCGTAACATTGCAAGCTATTTCACAAGCGATGCGCAAACAAGGTCGGTCAAAAGGCTGGGCTTTTAGGAAGGCAATATGACCACATCCGGTGTAGCAGTCTGGAATCCAGACCTAAACGAAATTGCCGAGGAAGCGTGGGAGCGCAATTCTTCGGAATTGAGGACAGGATATGACCTACGCACAACACGCAGGTCGCTGTCAATCTTGCTGGCCGGGTGGGCCAACTTGGGCATAAATTTATGGACGCTTGACTCTGGAACAATTAACCTTGTTCAGGGCACAAACACGTACAACCTTCCAGATGATACGGTGGATCTTCTGGAGCATGTCATTCGAACCGGTGCAGGCAATGTTTCCACGCAGGTGGATTTGACAATTACGCGCATCTCAGTCTCTACCTACTCATCAATTCCTAACAAGCTGCAACAAGCAAGGCCCATTCAAGTGTGGGTAAATCGCCAAGCGCCTACGCCGCAAATTGTTATTTGGCCTACACCTGATGGTTCTCAGCAGTACCAATTTGTGTACTGGAGGCTGCGTAGGATTCAAGACCCCGGTGCTGGCGGAACGTACACTCAAGATGTACCTTTCCGGTTCTTGCCTCCGCTTATCTCTGGATTGGCGTACTATCTGTCCATGAAGATCCCTGGCGCAATGGAGCGCATGCCTGCTCTAAAAGCCCAGTATGATCAAGATTTGGCGCTTGCTATGGATGAAGACCGTGATAAGAGCGCCGTCCGGTTTGTGCCAAGACAGCAGTTCATCTCATGAGCAATCGCTTTGCAAACGGCGCAAAGGCATTCGGTTTCTGCGATGTCTGTGGGTTCCGTTTCGACCTGAAGAAACTCAAGAACCTGACGGTCAAAACAAAACAGACACAGATTAAGGCGTGCCCGCAGTGCTGGACGCCTGACCAGCCACAGTTGCAACTTGGCCTTTATCCAATTTCCGACCCCCAGGCCATCCGTGATCCGCGTCCTGATACGAACACATGGTACGCATCAGGAACGAATGGGCTGCAAACCTCACCGACTTCGGGCACTGGGCCTGACCAAGAGGGGTATCCGGGCGAGGGCAGCAGGACGATTCAGTGGGGCTGGAACCCTATTGGTGGCTCACAAAGTTTTGATGATGGGCTAACCCCCAATTGGTTGACTTCCCCAGGGGAAGTTGGTACGGTGACGGTCGTTGTGACCTGAAGGAGCGATGATGAAGATGACCCCTGAAAAGGCCGTGGCGAAGCATGAGAAGCGCATGCACCCCGGCAAGACTCCGTCCTTCAAAAAGGGCGGCCCCACCACTGATGACCGCATGAAGTTCGGGAAGAACCTGTCCCGCGCCATGAACCAGAAGACGGGGTGAACCATGCTGAAGACCAAGAAACTGTCGCCTGCCAAGCAGGCATACCCGCAGGGGGCGGAGAACCCGCGTGACCTCTGCATGGTGGTGGGCAACATCTCCAAGCATCCTGCTCCTGCGGCCAAGACCTCGGGCATCAAGGTCCGTGGCACTGGCGCGGCGACGAAGGGCACGATGGCCCGTGGACCGATGGCGTAAGACATGAACTACACCGAGTTGCAGACTGCCGTAGAGGACTACACCGAGAACACTTTCTCGGCGACTGACTTCGCCACTATGACGGAGTTGGCAGAGCAGCGCATCTACAACTCGGTGCAACTTCCCAACCTGCGTAAGACGTCAAATTTAACGCTGACCATTGGCAACCCGCTCCTTGCGGTTCCGTCTGATTTTCTGTCTGCGTTCTCTTTTGGCGTGACATCGGGCACTACGTTCAGTTTTTTGCTGAACAAGGATGTCAACTTCATCCGAGAAGCGTTTCCCAATGCTGCTACGACAGGCACTCCGCAGTATTACGCGCTGTACGGTACGCAGACTGGCACCCCGAAGATTCAGTCTTTCCTGCTGGGGCCGACGCCCGGTGCGGCGCTGACGGCGGAACTGAACTACTTCTACTACCCCGAGAGCATCGTTACCGCTTCAACCACTTGGTTGGGTGACAACTTTGACTCTGTGTTGTTTAACGCAGTGATGGTGGAAGCAGCGCGGTTCATGAAGCAAGAGCAGGACATTGTGGCGATGTATAACGAGCAGTACGTCCAGTCGCTGACGCTGCTGAAGAACCTGGGTGACGGAAAAGACCGCCAAGACAGTTACCGCTCCGGGCAGATTCGCACAAAGGTGGTGTAAATGCTTATCCAGTGCATCACCAATTCGTTCAGATCGGAGATGCTTCAGGCAATCCACGATCTCAGAACAGACACGCTCAAGTTGGCGCTCTACACGGGCTCGGCCAACCTGTACCCTACGACGACTGTTTACACCACGACGGATGAAGTTGTGGCGTCAGGCTACACCGCTGGTGGAGAGATTCTGACGGGCGTGACGATTGCCACGGGCACTGCCTCAACCACAGAGCCTGCCGTCGTTTACATCACGTTCAACAACCCTTCGTGGACTGCTGCGTTCACCGCTCGGGGCGGGCTGATCTACAACGCCAGCAAGGCGAATCGGTCAGTTGCCATCATTGACTTTGGTTCGGACAAGACTTCGACCACCACGTTCACTGTGCAGATGCCCGCAAACACCGCGACGGCAGCGCTGCTTCGTTTTCCTTGAGGTAACACATGGCTTCATACACCACCAGTCTGAGGCTCGTACTGCCTGCTACGGGTGAGTATCCGGGCACTTGGGGTACACAGACCAACAATGGTTTGACAAACCTCGTGGATACGTCCATTGCGGGTACGGCTACCATTACGATGACGGCGGCAGATTACACGCTGTCCACTGCGAACGGGGCATCGGACGAAGCGCGGGCTGCTGTTTTGAATGTGACGGGCACCCCCGGTGCTGCAAGAAACATCATCGTCCCTGCGCTCAGTAAGTTGTACGTGGTGTTCAACAACACTACGGGCGGCTTCGCTCAAACGGTCAAGACATCTGCTGGCTCAGGGATTTCTGTGCCCAACGGGGCTTCTGCTTACCTGCGCTGTAACGGGACTGACGTTGTTGAGGCGGTGAACTACTTTGGGTCGTTGTCCGTGGGCACGGTGACGGGTGGCACGTTTGTTTCTCCAAGCCTTACAGGTACACCAACAGCGCCCACGGCAGCGGGCGGCACAAGCACAACGCAGATTGCAACGACGGCGTATGTTGCAACAAATTTTGCGGGGTTGAACTCTCCTGCGTTTACGGGCACCCCCACAGTACCTACTGCGGCTCCGGGGACCAATACTACTCAGGCAGCAAGCACCGCGTTTGTAGCGGTAAGTTTTGCACCGCTAAATTCTCCTGCGTTTACGGGTGTCCCAACGGCACCGACTGCTGCAGGTGGCACAAGTACAACGCAGCTTGCAACAACAGCTTTTGCAATGGGGATGCAATCCCCGGCGTTTACAGGTACACCTACGGCACCGACTGCAACTGCGGGTACAAGCACAACCCAAGTAGCCACAACCGCATTTGTAGCGGCAACGGCGTTTAGTTCTGCGTTGCCTGGGCAAACGGGTAATTCGGGGAAGTACGTTACGACGGACGGCACCAATGCAAGTTGGGCAGAGGTCTACCCAAGTCAGACGGGTAACAGCGGAAACTTCCTGACAACAAACGGTACGACTACAAGCTGGGCGTCAACATACCCCACACAGACGGGCAATAACGGCAAGTTCTTGGGGACCAACGGTACGACTGCTTCGTGGACCGCAGTTCAATCAGCCACGTTCAACGAATACACATCCTCCGGCACTTGGACCAAGCCTTCCGGGGCCACGTTCGTTATGGTCGAGGCTTGGGGCGCAGGGGGTGGCGGCGGCTCTGGGCGGCGCGGTGCGGCAGCTTCTGCTCGTAGCGGAGGCGGTGGTGGCGGTGGTGGCGCGTATGCGCAGCGCACGTTCCGTGCTGCCGATTTAGGGGCAACCGAAACCGTTACGATTGGCGCTGGGGGCTCTGGTGGTGCCGCAAGCACAACCAACGATACCGACGGCGTTGCTGGCACCGCAGGGGGCAATACAAGTTTTGGCACATGGTTGCTGGCATATGGTGGCGGGCCGGGTTCTTTGGGAAGCAGCTCCGCTGGAAATGGAGGCGGTGGAGGGGGGGTGCTTTCAGTCGGCGGATCGTTTAGTGGTGGTGAACCAAAAGTAGGCACTACGGGGCAGGCTTTTGGTGGTGGGGCAGGCAATCAACAACCTTCTGGATGGGGCGGCGGCGGGGGAGGTAACACGAATTCCAGCCAAGGCGGCCTAGCCGGAGGCTGCTCGTTTCAAGGGGGGCCTGGAGGAGGCGCGGGTCAAGGGCTTGATACCTCTAACAACGCAGTATTTTCCGCTACCTATGCTCAAGGCGGGTCAAATGCTGGCGCTATTGGTGGTGGGCCAGTCGCTGGAACCAGTGCTAACCGCACAGGCGGCGGGGGTGGCTTGGTAAATGATAGGCCATCAGCCATAACGTGCCAAAATGGCGCGTATGGCGGTGGGCAGTTTGCTTTTGTTGCGGAGTCTTCACCATCTGCCAGAGGAAACTTAGTAATTACCAGTTCCGATGGCACAACGTGGACTTCTAAGCCGGTGCCACTTACAGGCGCTGAAGCAATTGTTGGGTACGGCAACAGTGTCTGGTTTATAGGAACACCGTCAAGTGATCTGTTTACCACAACAGATTTTGTCGCATTTCAAACAGTGGTAGGACCAAGCGGTTACCAGAACATTCGTTACTTAAATAACATATATATTGCCGTAGGCAGCACGGGGTTAATTGCTACATCAACAGATTTAATTAACTGGACAACGAGATCTTCCGGAACATCGGCCAATTTTAATGATGTAACGTGGACCGGAACTAATTATGTTGTTTGTGGCGATTCGAGCGCCATTCGTTACTCAACAGATTTAGCAACATGGACGGCGGCAACAGGGTTTTCTGGAACTGGGCGATCTTTGGTTTCAGGGGCTTCTGGAACGGTAGTTGTTTCGCGCCCTGGTGGCGCAACGTCTACCATGTACTCAACAAATCATGGTCAGTCGTGGACTGCTTCTGCAACTCCACCAACAAACGCAGCCAACAAACCAACAAGTACCGCGTTTGGAAATTCAACATTTGTTTTGGTAAACAGCTCATCAGAAATTTGGACAAGTTCTGATGGAAGTTCGTGGACACAACAAACAGATGGAACAACTGATGGGCACATAGGAATTGCGTATAGCGGATCTGTTTGGTTTGCTGGCAGCAGGCTGGCACTTGGGAATGCTGGTGTTTCGTCTACTAATCTCACTTCGTGGACATTGCGGACCATCAGCGCACTAAGCGCCGCATCTGGAGCAGGCGGCGCAGGGGGAGCCAACTGGGGAGGTGGTGGCGGCGGCGGTGCTGCTTCGCTAAACGGCAACAACTCCGGTGCTGGCGGTGCAGGCGCAGCAGGTCGAGTGCGTGTTTACACATGGTAAGGAGCAGAGCATGAGATACGCAATCCTTAGCGGCAACACCGTTTCCAACGTCATCGTTGCGGATGCAGACTTCGCGGCCAGCATTGGCGCGGTGGAGTGCTCTGACGAAGTGGGAATCGGTTGGACGTTTGACGGCACCAACTGGGCTGCGCCAGCGCCCGTCCCTCCTCCCGTCCCTCAAGTGGTGACCATGCGCCAAGCGCGGCTTGCGTTACTCCAAGCAGGCAAACTGGACGATGTGGATGCGGCTATTGCAAGCCTGCCTAGTCCAGAGAAAGAAGCCGCGCAAATCTCTTGGGAGTACTCCACTGAGGTCAGGCGTGACAGCGACTTGGTGAAGCAGTTGGCACCAGGCTTGGGGTTGGATGACGCTGCACTGGACGCGCTGTTCACGGCGGCATCAACTTTGTGAGGCATAAATGGACATCTTCAGCGGTGGTCTTCTAGGCTCAATCTTCGGTGGACTGTTCCGGCTTGCGCCTGAAATCCTCAAGTGGCTGGACAAGAAGAATGAGAGACAGCATGAACTGTCAATGTTCGACCGACAGTGCCAACTTGAAGCCCAGCGTGGTGCTCAAAAACTTCAGGAGATAGGTGCTCAACACGGCATGGCCGTGGATGCTGGGGTGC